TTTAGGGCGTTATCCCGCGACACTAAAAAGTCGGGTGATGGTATGAACCCGTCTTGCGCGATCATTGATGAAGCCGCTCAGATTGTGGATAGAAATTCCATAGAGGTTATATTTTCTGGAATGGTTGCACGGCAAAACCCATTGCGGGTTTATATAACTACGGCTAGTTTTACCAAAGAAACCAAGTTTTACGAAGACATGAGTATTTTGGAATCTATGCTGAAAGGGGATGTGACCGACAACCCGCGCTGGTTTGGATTGCTTTATGGACTAGACCCACAGGATGATTGGCGTGAACCATCTTCTTGGCTAAAGGCAAATCCCATGCACGGCATTTCGGTTTATGACGAAGCCATTGCCCAGCGCGCAGAGGAATCAAAACATAAGCCAGCCGCGCTAAATGAGTTTCTTTGCAAGACTTTAAATATCTATGTAAGTGCTAATTCTGCTTGGGTAGACCGCGCATATTGGGATGATGACAAATGCGCCATTACAGAAAAACGCGAACCAGAAGCGGTCTTTATTGGGTTTGACTTGGCGGCAACCCGTGACTTAAATGCCGTCTGTACGCTGAAGCGATTTTCGGATGATGACTTTGAAGCGGAGTTTAAATTCTTTTTGCCAGAAGATGGTTACGCCCTTATACCCAAACACTACGGGGATATTTTCAGAGTGGCACGGCAGTCTGGGATTTTGCATATAACTGAAGGCAATGTAATGGATGACCGCGAAATTAGCGATTACATCATTGCTCAATGCGCCAAATATGATGTCAAGGAAATTGGCTTTGATGCTTATAACGCGGCAAGCCTAGTGGCTCGGCTACATGATGCTGGTTTGCCTGTAAAGAAGGTCGGTCAGGGTATGGCGGTTTTAAGCAACCCCAGCAAACATATTGAAAAACTCATAATGAATTATGGGGTTAAACATGACGGAAATTCTTTTGTGGGCTGGCAACTTGGCAACTGCGAAGTATATGAAGATGTCAATGGAAATGTTAAAGTGCGTAAAAATGAGGCTGACAAATCTGCAAAGGTTGATGGCATAATCAGTTTAATCATTGCAATGCATTGTTCATTAGATAATCCAGCAATGTCAGGGTTTGGATTCAGAACTTTTTAAGGGGAAATCATGGGAATGTTTGACATATTTAAAAGAAAAGACAATATTTCCAAAGAATCAAATACCCTTTTTGGACAGACCGCACTAGGTAATAACATTGTTTACCAAGGTGACAGTAAAAGCCAATATCCCAATGTAAACACACAAATTCTTTATGTAACGACCTCAAGCGTTACAACGGCTGGCAGACCAGTAGACACAAACACGCTGACCCGCAATAGCACAGTAATGTCGTGTATATCCATAAAGGCTAGGGCATTAGCGCAATTGCCAATCAAGATTATGGCGTTGAATGATGATGGCACTTATGTCAATGCATTAACTGACAGTAGCGTTGCAGAAAGAAATAAAACCAAAGCCAAGCAAGTTCATTCATTGCTAACCAACCCAAATAACTTTCAAAGCAGTTATGAATTCTGGTATCAATGGATGATGTGGCATGAATTGCTGGGTGAAGCATTTACTTTGTGGTGGAGAAAAGACCAAAAGAATGCAACTCAAACCCCATTAGAAATGTATGAAATGGACAGTACCCTTATAGCAGTCCAGATCACGCCAACCCGTTATCCAAGTTATCGCTTGTCTACTCCAGCCTATGGCTTTAGTAAAGATCAACCACTAGAGTATTACCAGATCATGCATTGCAAAGACATGGCATGGCAAGGTTCGGCTGGTTTTAACAAAGGCATTTTGGCAACAGAATTGATTGGTCTTGACCAAGACATTGACTTATATGCAAATTTCGTTATGCTTAACGGGGCAAAACCAAGCGGTATGTTTATTACCGAAAATGTAATTCCTGATGTCAAATATAAGGAAATTGCGGCTCGATTAAAAGAAGCATGGTCAAGTATGGTGGGAAGCCAAAACACAGACCCAAGCAAAGTTGGTCAAGGAATGTTGCTTGACCAAGGCATGAAGTACGAGCCTTTAAAAATGCTGTCCCTACAAGATACGGATTTAGCCAACTTAAAATTGCAAACCATGAAACGCATCTGTGGTTTGTTTGGTGTACCGCCAGCCATGTTGCATATAGGCGATCAGAAATACAACAATACACAGACAATGCTGGATGAATTCTATAAGTCCACAATGTATCCAATCGTTGTGAACCTTCAGCAGAAGTTGAAACAGTCGCTACTTCAAGGCTTTCCCAACTTATGCATAGAATTTGATGTGCAAGATTTCCTAAAAGGCGCGCCACTAGATCAGATGAACTATGTGGTTGCTGGTGTAAATGCGGGGATACTCACGCCTAATGAAGCGCGGGAATACCTTGGAAAAACAAATATGGATGGTGCAAATGATCTCAATTCTAAAAAATCTAGTGACCCGATTCAAGGAACTAGCCCTCAAGATACGGGCGGTGGTGGCGGGAATCAAACCAAAAAAATGAACATTGGCAAATAAAATTGTCAAATAATTTTGATTTAATGGTAGCATTGCTTACCAAATATAAAGTCAAATCTGCCCAACAAAAGCGTGGCAGACCGCTTACGACTACAATAAAAGACATAGATCGAACTAAAGTCGCAGAGGTAATACATGACGCAAAATTTGATGATGGTATGCGAAGCAAAATTGGTTCTGGAAAACCAAGGCAACGCAGAACCGACAGGGAAGATTGAAGCGGTTGTAACTACATGGGGTGCGCGTGAAGGCGCAGATGGTAGGCGTTTCAATTACCAACCAGAAGCATTTATGGATTGGGCAGAATCTTTTACAAAAGAAAATCGCCCGTTGCCAATGTTTGTAAACCATGATGCTGATTCAATTCCAGTTGGTGAATGGCATTCATTTGAGTTTGACGATAAAGGTATGACCGCACAAGGTCGTATCTACATGAACACCACACAAGGTTCTGATCTTTACCAAGTAATGAGCGAATCCCCAAATATGTTTGGCGGTGTATCAGTTGGCGCATACGCTGAAGATTTTATGATGGTCAACGCTGAAGGCGAACCAGACCAAAGTGATGAAGCATATTTTCAAATTACTAAGGGTGGCTTGCGTGAAGTCAGCGTAGTAATGTATCCAAACAATCCAATGGCAGAAGTGCAGAAATTAGAATATTTCCGCGAAGATGGTTCTGTCAATTTAAAAGTTCTTGAACAAACCTTGCGTGATGCTGGGTTTGATAAGAAAGGTGCGAAACAAGCCGCATCTCTTTTTAATGGTATTTTGAAACAACGGGATGTTGTACCAAGTAACATTAAAACCGAATCTGATAAGCGTGATGTTGAAACAGATGCGGCTGAAGCAGAGATTCTCAGAGCCTTAACTGAGCGCGAGATTCTTAAACAACTTAACACCCGACTGAAAGGTTAATCATGTCACAAGTCATCCTAGAAAAATTAGATGCAATCGAAGCGGCTAATACTGCCAAGATTGAAGAAGTAACTGCAACTGCAAAAGCAGAAGTAGAATCAATTAAAAACGAAGTAGCAGAAAAAGTTTCCGCATTGGAAGCCAAGATTGCTACATTGCAAATGCCTTCAATTATTCAACCTATCGCCAAGTCTGTTCGCACAGATGTAAACCGCGCGGTTCGTGAGCAGTTGAAACAACTGGTAACTGGCACAAGCAAATTTGAACGCGAACTGAAAATGTTTGCTGACGAGTCACAGTACGAAGCCTACATGAAGGAATCTGCTGGTCTGCAAGCAAGCGGATACAACCAAGGTGGTAAGACATATTACGACCCCGTGTTTGTTGCATTGCGTTTAATGAATCCATTGCGCGGTGTGTCACGCACAGTAGCAACAGAAGGTTCTTCATATCAATTCCGAGTGAAGACAGGAAACGCTGGTGCTCGCTGGGGTTATGGTATTCAGAATAATGGTAACCTCACAACTGAAGACACAGCCATTTGGCAGTTACAGTTGAAAGACATTAACGTACAGTTCCCAATCCGTACTGCGGCTTTGGATGATATTGATGGTTTGGAAGCAAACATTGTTGACGATATGCTGGCTGAGTTTTCACAGTCAGAAGGTCTGTCAATGATTTTGAACAATGACCAATCTGGTGATGGCGACAGCAATCCTTATGGTGGTCAAGATGGTGTGCGAGGTTTAGATCAATATGGCGGTGCTAACGCATCCTATACAGGTGGAACAACCTCGGTAGCCGCCTTTGGCTCATCTGGTACTGGCGCAAGCACAGGTCTACACGACTTGGCTACCTATGACCAGTTGACTACAAACGGATATGGCACAGCAAACCTAGTGACATACGAAGATGTGGTGAACATGGTTTATGCGTTGCCGCAACAATACTGGACTCCATCTGCAAAGTTCTTAATCAATCCTTTGATGCTTTCTGCCATTCGTGGTTTGAAAGATGACAATGGAACGCCTATCTTTGAGCGTATGGCTCCATTGATGACAGACGGCATTGTTGGTCGTTTGTTAGGTTTTGATGTGGTTGTCAACAAGTATGTTGATAATCCAACAAGTGCAGTAAATAGTAGTGGTTCAATAGATTTGTACCCAATGTATTTTGCTGATTGGTCACGCTTCCACACTATCGTTGATCGTTTAAACATGGTCATGCGTCGTTACGATCAAACACTTCCAGGCTTCATAACTTTCTTTGGAGAGAAACGCCTTTGTACAAGTGTTCGTGACCCATTTGCTGGTGTGCGTTATCGCTCTACTGCAACTGCTAACGATTGATGTTGCCATTGGTGGGGGTGTAAAAACCTCCACCTTTTTTTGCAAACCTATTGGGAAAATAATATGAGCCTAATTCTTGAAGCCATTAAAACTGCATTGACACATGGTAAAACAACTGTCAATTTAAAAGAGGCATCCGCGCTGACAAGTTCGGGGTCAGGGATTGGTGGTCGTGTTATTTTTGAAGATGCGTTTGCATCATTGCGTATGGCTAACCCTATTCGTAGGGCTGGCGCGCGTGTAGCCGACAGTATTGGCTCAGATGAAACATTTGTTGTCAAGACGGGCAACATCACAAATATTCAAGGTACAGCAACAGTCACAGGTGCAATCGTGGCTAGTGTGCTTACTGTTACTAATGTCGCTAGTGGCACATTGTTTGTCGGTCAAACATTGTCTGGTACTGGCATCAATGCTGGCACTTATATTAGTGCGTTTGGAAGTGGTACGGGTGGACTAGGAACATATACAGTCGTTGGAGATACAACTGCTACTTCCACAACTATTACGGCAAGTGGTAATCCTTGGGGCTATTACCCAATCAACAACAACAACGCAACAAACGGAATTAACACAACATTCTGGCAATTACCAATGAGGGCAATTCAAGCGCGTGTGCCAATCCGTACTGCGGCTTTGTCTGATATTGCAAATCTAGAGCAAGCCATTGTTAGCGACATTGCATTAGAGTTTGCTCAGCAAGAAGCGTTGTCAATGATGTATAACAATGATCAGTCAGGCTCTATAACTGGTTACTATGGCGCGACAGTAGGATTGCGTGGATTAAATAGTTATCCAACTTCATACTCTGCCGCATCTTTTGGTTCTAGCGGAAGTGCTATTACTAATGGTCGGCATACAGTTTTGGCAGTCGAGCAAGCAAGTGCTGGCGCATTAGTTTATAACGACATTGCAAACTTGGTTGCGGCTTTCCCAGCGCAGTATTGGACAAATCCAACTGCTTGCTGGATGATGCATCCAAACACAATCAAAAACTTGCGTGAACTGACAGGTGGTTCTACTGGCTTGCCAGTTTTCCTCGAAGTAGGCAATGCAAATGGTAGTGCAGTAGGAAATATTTTTGGTTTTCCTGTTTGCGTTAATCCATACATGGATGAAGTTGGTGCTGGTAAATATCCTGTTTACCTTGCCGCTTGGGATCAATTTGTTTCTATTGCAGACAATGAATTGATGAGCATTGATATGTATGAGCAGACACAAGCGGGTTTCATTACTCTCTTTGCTGAGAAGCGTCTTTGCTCAACTATTCGTGATGTATTTGCTGGTGTTCGTCTGACTCACGCTTAAAGGTTACCAATGGCAACCAGCGCAGAAGTAGGTTATCTTAGTTATGGCGCGCCCACGCGCAATCCGTTCAATTACGCAAAGATTGAACAGATTAACCGCGACACCGAAACGCCTTGGCTAACGCTGGAAGAAATCACCCAGCAATTAAACCTTTTTGATGATGAGAGCCAAGACACTTATTTGACTAGCCTTGAATTGGCTACCAGATTTGCCATTGAGGACTATTTGGGAATGTCCATATTCTCAGCGTCTTATCGCGTCTGGTATAACTTAGGCAGTTTGTATGGAACGCCTTTGGCATTAGACCTTCCAGCCGTTAGCCAAAACTCTAACCCTAGTCTTACGGGCGTTACAGTTAATGCAGTTAAATACTGGAATACAGATTCCATTCCCGTTTTAATTACAGTAGACCCAACAACCTACTACTACGACAATTCTGGAAACAAAGTAATCCTGACTACGCTTCCTAATTCTATAAACACAAGCATAACTAGCCCTGTGTTTTGTGAGTACACAACTGCGGCAAACCCTTTGTCTACTTACCCAGTAATTAAACAAGCGGCTTTGCTATTGCTAACGCATCTTTACAACAATCGTAGCGACACTACCGATAGTATGTTGCGTAACATTCCATTTGGTGTATCTACCTTATTGCGCCCCTACAAACCTTTGGTGATGTAAATGGCAATAGCGCGGTTTGAAAACATTGCCGTGAACCAATTATCATTTGGGCAGAGTGATTTTGGAGAGCAAAGCACAACGCAGACCTTATGGTTTGCTACCCGTGTGCGTGTTCATTCTGTGGCAAACAATGTCAGGATTTCGGATAAATTTCGCGTGTATGCGGACATGGTAAATTTTACCTTTAACTACACGCCTAATACAAAGGAAATGGTAGACAACCAAAACCTTTATTCAATTACTTGGCGCGGGTTTGATTGGCGTATTGACAATGTGCGGGAAACGGATGATCGCATGAATGTGATTATGATGTGTGTCCGCAATGACCCTGTGACGGCTGTCTAATGTCACAGATGAATCCTGTCCAGTACGGCAAGGCTATCCAGTACCAACTGGCAAGCATTGTCACGCCTACGCCTGTCTATGCGTCATTTAACCGCAACTTTGCGACACAGCCAGCCTTTGTCACATGGAATCTGCGAAATGTCCACCAGCCCGTGTATACGGGTGTTTACCAAAAGGTAAAGGGTATTGATACGCCTACCTTCCAAATCTCTATCTTTACCCAGCAGATAGAAGATGGTTTCACAATCTCTAATTTGATACTACAATCATTGCATGGTTATAGCGGTCAATTTGGCGGTGTAGATGGGTTCTATATTTCCAAGGCAGATGTGAATTGGCTATATAACACTTACGATAATACAGATAAATTGGCGCAGATTTTTCTGGATTGCACCATTGATGTCCCAACATAAGATAATTCACAAACTCTTTTTTTGAAGGAAAATCAAAATGGCATTACCTAATAAAATTCTTGCTGGCTTTTCAGCCACTTTGTATGCAAGCCCAACTACTTCGCCTTTGCCTTTGGCAGACCTTTCTGATTACACAGAAACCTCTGCTATTGCCATTGAAGCAAATCTAGTCCCAGTTGAGGCTATTCCAGCGTTTGGTCAAGATGATGCGGTTGCATCTTTCTCTATTGCTGGTACGCGCCAATCAGACAAAATCCCAACGCAATCTGCACCAACCAGCATGACTATTACTGCCGCATGGAATCCAGCAGATGATGTGTTATTGGCTTTGCGGGATGATGCGTATAGCGGCTTGGCTGAGCGTACTTATGTTATCTCTGCTACTGATGGCACAGGAATCGTTAACTACGCCTTTAATGGTCGCGTTGGCGAATGGCAAATTGACAGCCAACCAAACGCTGAAGCCAAAGTAACTTTCACTATCCATCCCCGTGGCAATCAGTACGGCTGGACTGCAAGCACTTAATATGGCTAAACTAAAAGATGTGCTGGCGGTAATGGTCAGCAGTTATTCCGACCTAACCCTTTTAGCAAAGGGTCAGGTTGTGGATGCTAATGAAGTTGCACAAGCAATCACAAAGGCAGACCCCGATTCAGCCGAAATGGTTGCATTGCAAGCCTTGGCTAAATGGAATCCAGTTGTAAAACAGGAAACCGCACCAGTTGAAACGCCAGTAGAAACAACAAAAGAATAAATGCAAATAAAAGACTCAAACGATCTGCTTGGCTTTTTGGTATCGCAAGCCGACACGGGAAACAAGCAATGGTTTGGGTTTTTGCAACAGAAGATTATTGGCATTACGCTGGCGCACCAGATTGCCGCCAACCATGCGGATAAGTTAACACCATCCCAAGTTGTTGATTATGTAATTGAACTTAACAACGAATTATTCCAACGGGTGATTAGCAAGAAGGCTTGATATGGCTACTTACAGTAAAGTTGAGGTAACTGGACTGAGTGAAGCATTAGCCGTATTTGACGACTTAGCAAATGAAATAGGCGATAAAAAGGCAACCAGCAAAGTGTTAGTGCCAGCCGCACGGGAAGCCATGAAACCCGTTCTAGCAACTGCAAAACTACTAGCCCCCAAAGACACAGGCGATCTTGCTAGAACATTGCAGATTGAAGCGCGTAGACCTAACAAGCGTGACCAGCGTTCAAAGTATTCAAGCCCGACTGATACTGTCATTGCTCTGGTGACAACAAAAGCCTTTCCGAAAAAGAAACGCCAACAGTTCTATGCCGAAAATGCGTCTTTGTATGCCACAGATAAAAAGGGTTATAGAAAGAAATTTAAAGAATATGCGGCAACCCTAAACTTTCCTTATGACGCTAGGGCTATCGCACAAGAGTTTGGTTCTGCCCATAATGGAATGCATCCATTTATGCGACCAGCGTTAGAGACAAACGCAACTGCCGTGGCTAACAAACTTGGTGAGATAATCGGAAGGCGCGTTGAGCAATTCAGGGCGAAAAACATTAAATGATAGGTAAAAGACATGACAAAATTAGCATCCCTTCTTGGCTCTCAATATGAGGGCAAACGCAAAGGCTTATTCATTCGTCAGTTTGAACTAGGCGGTTATAACTTCAAAGTCAGAGTGCCAACTGTGGCTGAATCGGATGCCATGTATGAGCGCATCCAGAATCCCAAAGAAGAAGATATTGCATTGGTCTATGACCAGATCGCCAAACCCTTGGAACAATTTAAAGGGCAAGAGACTGAAGAATTCCAATTTGTTGATAACGACATTCTGGTAAATGGTCGGTCTATGCGCGAGACTGCCAAACTAAAGTTGATGACCCAAAACCGCATAACTGAATTTATTAAGTTGCTTATTCCAGAAAATGAAGCCGATTCTTTAGCAGACTTAACCTATGAGGAAATTGAAGCAGAATTTCCAATGGCGGTTCAGATCACTTTGATTGAAAAGATTTCAGAAGCGATTAGCCCAACATATAAGGAATCAAGGGGAAACTGATTGGCTCATTGAGGAAACAAGTTGAGATTGCAATGATCTTCAATGGGCATACACATGATTCACTTGCAGACATAGACGATATAACAATGGCTCAAATCCAGACAATGTATGCAGATGGGATGATTGGCAATCGTGGAATGTTGGAGGTTTTAGGAACGCTGACGGCTGGGGTATTTAATTACATGAGAACTGCCAATTCTCAGCCTTACAAACTAGCCAACATTTTAGGTAGCGCGTATGATTACATCTATCCACCTTTAGGGGAACAAGACAAGAAAGCCGCAGTCAGTAATAGTCTGCTTGCGTTTATGACCCAAGCCCCAGACTTCAAAAAAGATAGGTTCAAAGCATGACTAATCAAGTCGCCCGCCTAGGTGTAACGCTAGGAATAAATAGCGCAGAATTTTCTCAAGGCTTATCTGAGGCTGGCAGAAAACTGCGCGAATTTGCCGAAAAAGCAGAAGTCATGGGCAAGGCTGGTGCGGTTGGTTTTGCCGCAATGACTTACAAGGCGTTAGAGTTTGCTGACCAGATTTCAGATGTAGCCAAAGCAAATGATGTAGCCATTGCAACTGTTCTCAAACTAGGCGAGGCTCTGCAACAAAATGGCGGTAATGCTGAAAACGCTGGCAAACTTCTTTCTGGATTTACAAACTTTGTTGACAATGCCGCTACTGGTTCTTTCCAAGCGCAGAAATCATTTGAAAAGGCTGGCATTAGCCTTAAAGATTTAGGCAAACTTTCTACTGAAGAACTGTTTAACAAAACAGTAAAAGGTCTAGCCGCCATTGAAGACCCTTTGACTAGGAACGCCAAAGCATTTGAAATATTTGGCAGAGCATCCAGAGGCGTTGACTGGGTTGGCATGGCTAAAGACATGGCGCATACCTCTGAGTTGACATTGCAACAAGCGGATGCAATTAGTCAGGCTGGTGATGCGTGGGATATGTTACACGCCAAGAGCCATGATGCTATGGTTGCGTTTGCCGTTGGAGTTGGTCCATCTGTAAAAGCCGTCATTGAATATTATGACGAGTTGATGGGCAAGACGGAACTGTTTGGCGAAACAGTCAAAGTTATTGCTCAAACGCTAGGCGTTTTAGTCGCTGATACTTTGTATGTTATTACTGGTATGGGTAGAGAAATTGCACATACATTTGAAAACGCAAAACTTGTAGGTTCTAGCGCAGTATCGTTTTTTACTTTTCAATTAAAAGACGCTACTAAAAGTCTTGAAGAAGCCAGAAGACAAAACGAATTATTTGAACAAGAAAACGAAAGACGCGCCATACGCATGGCAGAAGTCCAAAATAAAATTCTAGGGCTAGGATTTGATACTGGAAGTGGAACAGGCTGGGACCCAGAAAAAGAAAAAAAAGGTGGTGGTCGCAATGTAAAAGAAGGCGTTAACCCAGAAGCCCAACGCGCAGAAGCATTACGCCTTCAGAAGTTAGCCTTTATGTTGGCAGAACGTAGACGAGAAGGCGAAGCAATAGCAAAAGTTGAGAAGGCAGAAAACGCGCTTTACACGGCTGAAGTAAACAGGCAAGAACTTGCCAAGAAAACATTAAAAGACGAACAAGATTTATTTGAATTAAATCGTTTGAGTCGTTACATGAGGGCAGAAGATTTACAACTTTCCAAAGATTTAATGGAAATAGAAGCCAAGCGATTGCAAAATGTAAGAGAACTAGAACTTAAATACATTGGCAATCAAGATGTGATGAACACCTTAGTTGGTAGAGAAAATGAATTGGCAAATCAAGCAGAACGATTTGCGCGGGCTAGAAATGAAGCAATAAAAGCAGACCGCGAAGGCTCATTTGGCAAAGGTTTTCAAATGGCTATGGATGAAACTTTCCGTAATGCTACTACTCTTATGGAACAAGGTAGGCAATCTTTTGATGCGGTGATGGGTAACATGAGCGCGGCATTAGATAATTTTGTACGCACAGGAAAATTAAACTTTAAAGACTTGGCGCGTAGCATTATTCAAGATTTAATTGCCATACAGTTAAAAGCATCTGCATTATCAATGTTTAAATCATTGGGTTTAGGTTCTTTATTTGGTATGGGCGGTGGAACAAAAATGTCCGCAAGCGCATTTGAATTTGGAATAGATAGTTCTGGAATGTATGCGGATGGTGGTGACCCGCCAGTAGGTCAGGCTTCCATAGTTGGTGAGCGTGGTCCAGAATTGTTTGTGCCTAAAACGGCTGGAACAATTATTCCAAACAATATGCTTGGAAGCGCAATGGGCGGTGGTCAATCTATTACCTACAATGGTCCGTATATCGCGCAGATGAGCGCAATAGATACGCAGTCAGCCACACAGTTTTTATCCAGAAACAAGAGCGCAGTATGGGCGGCAAACCAGACCGCGCAACGCGCATTGCCACAAAGTAGGTAACACATGGCTTCACTAACAGACATACTTGGCTTTGCCGAATCGGTTTCAATCAATGACCAGCGTTTTGTTGGGCAAGTCATTTCAAGGAATCAAAGAATTGCAACATCTGAAATCATTACAGTCGTTCCTTTTCAGTTTGAATTCAAGCCTAACAACTATTTGCAATATAGTAAGAATAGAGATTTGCTTGCCAATCTTCGTTACTTTGATAAGTCGCTGACGCAGTATTTAAATTTTG